CGTGCTCAAATTGCACGAAACAATGGAAATGAATTCCGCCATCAGCGTGATTCTCTCTTCCGATGATGCACTGGCCTCCAAGTCGTCTAACAAGAGTGTCAACCTCCTCTGGGTCGAGGTTTGGTGATTGGGCGAAGGTAAGGAGGACATGATTTCCCTTGAATGTAAAGGCGCGTGGCATGACACGTGATGGGAGAGAAGACTGTTAATATTATAGTCTTCTCTCAGTTCTCCCTTCCCCCCCTCGCCTATAAATACTTCGCCCTTCGCACTTCGGACTCTGCAAATGTCCGAGAAAGAAATTAAATCCCTCAAAAATGGCCTCCCGACGCTACGCCGGCAAGAGGCGTTCCACATCTCGTCGATCGATTGGTCGAAAGTCCCGAGGATCCCGACGCCGAGCCACTACAACCAAGCGAACCTATCGCAAGCGTTCGAGCAACTTCAGCTCGAAAAAGCGCATGATCAACATGCTGTCCCGAAAGAAGCGGGACACGATGATGTCCGCAGCGGCAGCTGCAATTAATCCCGACCCCAACTCTACGACTGTGGATGGTGCTCTTCAAATTACGGGGGCTACAACCACTACGTATCACGCCGGGTATCATATGACTCTTCAGTGTCCATCTCACCGATTCCTCAATCCTAACAATGCTGCATACCTCGCTCTTCGCACCGACACGCGTCCTTACATCCGCGGTCTCGCGGAGAAGTATCAGATCGTCCCGAATGATGCTTCGGTATGGGAGCACAGACGTGTCGTATTCGCTACGAAGTCTCAGTTTGTGGCTGCAGTGCTGCCTAATATTGGCGCCCAACAGTCAGCGTCCGATGGAGCCTCTCGACGTCAGTTCCGAGACATGTCCGGCACTACTGCCGGTAATTACACCACTCTCCAGACTCAGCTCTATGATGTAGTCTTTCAGGGGATCGACACCGTCGACTGGCGTAACCCTATGATCGCCAAGGTTGACACGGCTCGTGTCGACCTCATCTCCGACAAAAAGTGGAGGCTGTCCTCCGGTAACGGAGTTGGCAGTGGTCGGTACAAGACGTTCTGGACGCCGATTAATAAATGTATTCAATATGATGATGAAGAGAATGGTCTTTCCATTTCACCCTCAGCTGTTTCAGTGTTAGACAAACGTGGGATGGGAAATATATTCGTGATGGATATATTCTTCTGTCTAAACCCGGCGGACTATCTAAACCCCCAATCGTCTGTCTTGGCTGTCTCTAGTCAACAGACTCTATATTGGCACGAAAAATAGGTGCCAATAATCTAATGAAAATACAATTTCCGTTCAACCATGCAACATCTGCTCCTTTGTCGTGACGTGGATCCTCATTTGACAACCAAATGCTGGGTTTACCCCAGTCCACTAATTTCTTTCCCTTGTACTTATCTGTCGCATAAAATTGCGACTGACACCCTAACCAGAACTTGTAGCCGTGAAAGAATTCGAGACCTCCCTGCATGTCGTCGAATACGGCATAGTCGACTTTGTCGATTGGTTCATCTAGGCAAAATAGGCCACCGAAATATGCGTGGCTGCCTAAACTTCTAGCCCATAATGTCTTGCCAAGACGGGTTTCTCCGTATAAGCACAGACTCATTCGGCGTCCTAATATACACCAACAAGTTAGCACGTAAGCTGACCCCGGAGGGAGGCACGACCGGAGTGGGGCTCAGCGCTGGAACTCCGGAGCGTAGCGTAGGTGTGGAACGAGTGCGGTCTGACAGTCATTTGACCGCAAAACCCAACCAAAAGATATGAAAGGCCAGCGCAGCGGATATTACGTACCTGTGAAATCAACTCCCAGATTTCCTCGTACCCACTCATCGAGTCCATAAACTCCCTCTGTGACAATAGATATGCCCCTGGGTGTACTGTAAGGGGCTCTGTCCACACGGTATTTCCAGTCTGCGTACTTGGAAAGGCTGACGAAACTGCAGCAAAGTGACTTTGGATCCAGTCTCGCAGCAGCCTCAAAAAATTCCTCTCGAGTCGTTGAAGCGATAATTTCAAGCCATTTATCGCCAACCTTCCCCAGGCTAGCTCCGCTCGGCCGCTCAAGGGATCCTCCAACCACATCACCATCCTTGATTGCATAATCATAACCCTTCTCTGGTGTGCGATACATCTTCCGAACATTTGGATGGCGTCCTCCAACATCAAACACTCTCGCGTCCGAGGATTCGAACTCGTGCTCAAATTGCACGAAACAATGGAAATGAATTCCGCCATCAGCGTGATTCTCTCTTCCGATGATGCACTGGCCTCCAAGTCGTCTAACAAGAGTGTCAACCTCCTCTGGGTCGAGGTT